AGTGTACGCTTCATTATTTAGAATTAATGAACAGCTCGTTATTACTTCCAAAAAAAAGAGCACTGATTCTCGGTGGCGGCGGAAGTAAAGGTGCGTTTCAAGTTGGCAAGATTAAACAGCTTGTTGAAAAAGGCTACAGGTGGGATGTAATCTCCGGTGTTTCTGTTGGGGCTATCAACACAGCCTTCTTGGCTATGTTCAACAAAGAAGAACAGGATTTCGGTATCAGGCAACTTGAGAACTTGTGGCTAACGAAAATAAACGGTAACTGTTCAGTTTACAACAACTGGCTCCCAGGACCTCTGACATACCTTTCAGCGCTATGGAAAGGTTCACTGTTTGATACGTCTGCTCTAAGAGAACTACTTGTATCAAATGTTGATTTGAATAGAGTTCAAAAAAGCAATGTTGCCATTTCGATTGGAGTTTGCTCTCTAAACACAGGCAAGTTCCTAACTGTAGATGGCAACGAGCCTCTGTTGATTGACTACATCATGGCTTCATCAAGTTTTCCAGTGGCTTTTCCTAGCATTGAAATTCACGGAGAGATTTTCACGGACGGTGGTATCCGAAATGCTGCTCCAATATCTAGGGCAATTGAAAATGGAGTTAGTGAGATTGATATCATCCTCAATAACCCCATTTCAGCTGGCGTTCCCAAGTTTTCAAACTCGCAACTTACATCAATTCTTGCGAAGACATTTAGAACAATCGATATTCTTTCAGACGAAGTTCTAGTTTCGGAACTTGAGAGTCTGTGCGCAGAAAAAAATATCTCTTTGAGAATTCATGCACCGAAGAAGTTCTTTGACAAGCATGCTCTCCATTTTGACAAGGAACATGTACAAACTCTGCTAACTCTTGGCTATACTGATCTGTGACCATATTTAGTTGAAACAAGAGTAGAGTGCCATGTCAGAACAACTTAAACTTAATCCGAACGAATCTAACGAACTTAGCTTTGAAGTTCTCATAGAAGGAACTTCCACTAAACCAATTATAAGGTTCTTGATGCAAGAGACAACAGGTAAGTCAGAGATGGCTTATGTGTTTCCTGTCACCAAGTCTCCCGATGGAACACTAAGTGTTGTAATTCCAAAACTAGACAGTATCAAAGAAGGTAAGTCCTATACTGGAAACTTAGAAGTTATTGTTGGAGACCAGTTCTTTACACCACAGTCTGTGGATATCAGCTTTTCAAAACCACAGAAGTCTCCACTGTTAAAAATCGAGTCTAAAGGCGTAACTGTTAAAAATCACACCCCGTCACAGACATCTTCGCCGAAGCCTAAAAAGAAGCAGTTTTCTGAGTATACTCTTGAAGAGCAAGCAAAAATCCGTCAGGAAATGCTACGCAGAAAGAAGCTACAAGAATCTAAGGCTGCTGAAGAACAGAAAAAAGTCATCAAGAATATGCTGTCAAGCGCTCTCGATGACTTTGAACTGGGATGACTAACAAAAGAATCCGTCTCTAGTGATGAGATCCAAGTAGATTCCCATTTCACTAGCGAGCAACTCTTTGTGCGCTAGGAACATCTCTGTAATCCTGTCGAGTTCTTCGTAGAGAGATGGAGCTTTGTCTACCAAGTCGTTGCGAATATAAAACAACCATTCAATCTGGTCGCACCACTCAACCCATAAGTCTTCATCTGTTGAATCGCGAAGAAGAAGAGTTTCACCGATTTCTTCAGCTGTCTTCTCAAATGAATGAAAGAATTCACTCTCTTTCATATTCATAGAGAAAGACTCTTCTTCCATGATTTCATGAATGAATCAATGTTTTGACTTCCGACTGGATTTGCGCTGTGGATGACGTAGTCAGGAATCTTATGCTTAGTTGGATCAAAAAATTCACATTCAAGCCAACGGAGAAACATCATAGAATCCTCACCTGGACCAAGGTCATGATCGAACGAGATGAAATGTGGCATTCCAAACTGCTGGACCATGTACTTGGCAACCGCAATGTTTGGAGCAATTCTCCAAGCAATCCTTCTATCTGGATTGACATAGTACGGCAGTCTTTCATCGTCTAAAAATAGATTCCATTTCATGTTGCTTTATCCTACCATGTGCTTGTCATGCTTGTGCTCTGTCACAAATTGCCACAAGACTTGAAGAAGTGTGTCGTGTACGTACAGGTACCCACCTTGGATAATGCACCAGCAAGACTCTGGTGAGATTACACCAGCCTTCTCTTTGAAGAGAAGAAAGTGATTTACTCCCTTGCCAATATATAGCTGAGCATGAGAATGATCTTCATACTTCACAAGGTGAATGCGTGGGGATGACCACTTGAAGTATGTTTTCATACAAGGTCTTTCAAAGCCAAAGGAAGACCCTTGACAAGTTCAACAGTAGCGAGACTAGGCTCGAAGGCTACAGCCGTGACTTCGTAGTTTAGGTCTGGTTCTTTGAATGAGGAAAACTTCACGTTCTTCACCAACGCCTGAGAAATAGCAGAGTACAACTGGTTGGTTGTACCACTGAGAATGATGATTGTGTTTGAGGTGTTAGCCCATCGCCGTTCTACTTCTGGGTGTTCCTTGGTGAACTCATCTTTTGCGTGAACGCTCTGAGAGATTTGAAGTCCAGGAATCAAATCGTTCCTCACAACGATGTAAAGGCGCCTGTCAGCCTCTACAGGGTTAGGACTTGGGTTGAGGTGTGTCCAAGTATCCTCAAGCCCCAAAACGTCTCTGATTGCTTTTAGGAAATTTTTTGTTGCCTTTGAAGTCATCTGGACTTACCTGCCTTTTCTAAAACGATTCATTTTGTATTGAGGTCTGCGTGGGATATGAATCAAATACTGAAACAGTCCCTTGGAAATGTAAACTTCCTGGTCGTTGTATTTGAACTTGTATAGTACACTTTCCTTGTCAAGGAATACGGTGTCCATAAAAGTAACCCACTCAGTGTTTGGGATTTCGTATACTTCTGAACCTGGAACAGGAATGCATGGAATGGCATCGGCATCCGGGCAATCTTCGCTATCAACAAGTACTCGAAGTTCTGCACCACGGATCCACGGAGCTTCTAGAGAATCTGTGTCTTCTGTAGTCATAACTACATCATAGCACAAATAGATTAGTTTTTATACCTATTTTGGTATTTTTCAACTTGGAACTATTGGTGCACCACCAGAAGGCGCAGGAACATTTCCTGGCATTGGACTTGGTCCTGCTGCGGCAGGAGCCTGTGTTGCTGCTGGAGCTTGTGGTTGTTGTTGTGCTTCGTTTGGTTCTGCGATAGAAACAATCTTGCCAACATTGTTTAGTTGCGTGTCAAGATTTGTTTTTTGGTCTTCTGGAAGAGAGTTCCAAAACGTAGTTAGCTGTCCGTAAACTTCTGGATCTGAAAAACTGGTTCCTCCTCGAATGACATTGAGTTTGTCAATCATGGAGTCAACTGTAATTTCTTGTTCTTGTGTAGCGCTCGTGTCGGTTGGAGGAGCAGGAGGAGTTGCATCATTAGAAACCGGAGGATTTGCAGGAGCAACAGGTGGAGCTTGAGACAACTGTTGTTGTTGATAGTCAACCGCTTGTTCTGCAACAATAGCAATGATTGCTTCCTTGATAAGGATCTCTTTGTTACGTGAACGAAGTTGCTCTTGTAGTTCAGCTCTAAGTGATGAGTTTTTTGTAGACATTCTACATGTAAATATGTCTACGAGAACTTTAGAACCAACACTGGTTCAGAATATTTCTCTCTGAGATACTTGACTTTAACCAGTTGAGAATCTTTTACAGACACTCTTTCAATTCCCCCAGCCTTTACAGAAACCAGTGAAACATAAAATTGTGAGCTGGTACATGGCTCTTTGGCTATAACTACGTTGTCAACAGATACTACAAGCTTGCTTACTTTTGGACCATCCATAACAAGTTCAAATAAACGTGCTCTGGTAGTTATCTTTGTATCAGGATGAGCAATCGTATATTCTACTATGTCCCAAGCGTCTTTTTTGGTTTCAAGTTGTTGGTTGTCTGTTCCCGATTCACTTAGCATAGAACCTGGGTCAAAGTTTTTCGTATTGGAATTGGTGTCAATGTTGTCGTCATGCATATTCTAATGATATTAGAAAACGTATTACTTGTGTTCCTCGAAGCACTGTTCGATTTCATCCATCACAGGACGGTATGAATCCCTGTCACAAGGCTTGTCTTCTTCTTTGTTTACTAGGATAACCTCAACCTGTTGGTCTGGTTTGTTTGTAGCCTGGATTCCAACTTCATTGTTGTGCATTTGCAGAATGTCAAGAAGAAACAAACTGATTTCGTTGTTGTTTCTAAACTCAAACGTTTTGCAATAAAAAGGGAGACCAGATTTAATCCAGTCTCCGCAGGTTTGGTCAGGGTCCCCCTCACATTGTTTTGTTTTTTTCATGGTACACCCCTTCGAGTGTTGTTATATCACTGCTTAGCTGGACGACCCCTCTTCTTTGGAGGGAAGATTGTCTTTGAGTAGACGGACTGGAATGACTTCACAACGTTTCCGTTTGGTGAGTGTAGATCCTTACGGAGAATTTCGATAACTCGGTCACGAGGCATTTTTGCCAAGGTCATGAGAGTCTCAATCTCGTTATCGGTGATTTGAGAACCTTCGTTCTCAGTCATGTAGTGAGCCTTCTGTAGAGACAGAAGGAACTTTCCAACGCTGCCGTCTGCGGCAGCGAGCATGTCAGCATAGGTGTTTGCCGCAGTTACTTCTGCATCTGCCAAACGCTTCTCAAGGTTGGCTTCATCCTCTGGAGAGAAGTCATTGAGGCTCTTGCCACCGAAGAGGTCTTGAAACTTTCCATAGCCATCAGCCTCAATCTTGTTGACCATTGCAGCAGTAACACCGCCAACGGCATCACCAACGTCCTTGAGAGTAACAGCGCCAGTATTGTTGGTCACAACTGGCGTCTTGTCAGTTTCTTCGTCATCTTGGTTCAAGTCATAGGCGTCAAGCTCAGAAGAAACTTCTGGACTGGACATCTTCTTTTGCAGGGACTTCATGTTCCTATAGAAGTCCACAATCTGCGTAGGACTGAGAGGAAAGTTGCTAGATGACTTAGAAAGGTAAGAGAGCAGGTTGCTCTTGTTTACCGAAGGGTCATACCAATTGGAGTTTGCGTTGTTGCTCTTGTCAAAGTACTGACGAAGAACCCAATCAATAAAGTCGCTCTTCTTGGCGCCAAGGCGATCGAACACAGGATGAGACTGTTCACGCATGAGAGAAATTTCTTCCTTGATAATCTTGGAAAGGGTTTTCTTGAAGTCCGAGGGCTGGATAGTCTTAGTTGTCATTGGGTTGCCTTTATTATAGCATAAGTTGTAGCTAGTCTAAACCGAATATGTGAAAATAATTTGTTGAACAATTTCAATGGTTTATGCGGTTATTTTGCATCTGTTGGAGGTGTTGGAGGAGTTACGGCATCACCAAGGTCAGTTTCTGATGTCTGATTTTTGAAGTCCATCTTGGAGGTAAACCTTCTACCAAAATATAGTGTCAGAAGCGGAGTTAGGTAACCCATGGCAGCCATTGCATCGAATGGCGGAATTGTCAATCCAAAGGCAGTACCAACTACCCATACAACAAGCCACAGTGTGACTACGTTGAATGAAATGACAACCATTGTAAGTGATACTGATGGTTTGTTGTCGTCGTTTTTGAGAAAAATATTCATTGGCGTTCCAATCTATATCACTAAATATTACATAACTAGACTAGTTGCCTACTGCGGAGCCAATAAAATAACCACCCAACCCAGCAATGGCTCCGACTCCAATTATCGAAACTACAAATCTAAACTTCTCGCGGCGCGTCCAACCAACTTGTGACAGTAATTCTCTATTGGTCTCCATAAGAGACTCAACATTGCGTTCGCTTGCATTTAGGCGCACCTGCATAATTTCATTATCTGCGTTATGTCTATTTGCTTGTGATAGAAGTTCGTGATCTGCCCAAGCCAAAGTTATGTTTACTCTTGTGTTCATTTCAAGGATCCAGTAGTTCTGAACTCTTTGCATTTCTGACAAAAGCCAAGCGTTCGCTTCTAAACTATAGAGTACTCCATCAACTCTAGCACGGTCACCAACATGTACTGGAGTAAGTGTTGCACCAGGAGGAATAGTTTCAGGATTTGGTGACATTGGCTCTGCAAGTCTAAATGTTGGAGGAGAGTTAACATAGTCAATATCTTGAGCACATGCTGTTGTAGCGAAAAACATTCCAACAATCACTGAAATGATAATAGCCATGATGACCATAAACCGAAACTCTTCTTTTGGGTTCATTGGTTGTGTTCCTCTACTCTGTCAGAAACTGGGATACCGAGAGCTGCATTAATTTTGTTAGCCATTTCTTCTGGCGAACCGTCGGCTTCTCTTAATACCCTGTTTATCTCGCGCTCTTGTTCAGAGGTTAGATTATCAATAGAGTCTTTGTGTTTGGCTCTCAAGACCCTCAAGGTATCTCTATATTCACGGTCAAGTTCTTCTTGAGTTTTTTGTTCGCGCGTTCGAATGTCAGAAATCTCTTCAAGGTCAGCACTAGAAGACTTCATGTTGGCTCTGTATTTTTTCATGAGAGACTCATATAGAGTCTGCATAGAGTCTTTTTTCAAAATGCCAACTGCCATGAGTATCAACACCAAAGAAGCAAGAAGAAGGTACCAGTACTTGGCACACCATGTTTTGACTTCAAATAGGAATGTTTTGATTTTAGTCTTCATATTAATTCAACTCGTTTTTCTTAATAGATTCTTGTGATACCAAGTCAAAAAAATCTGATGTTGTTACTTCTGTCTTAGGATACTTGGGAAGAACCTCTGTCATATTATAGAGTAGCTCTTCTGTGGTTGTTTGCAAGGAAATTGCATTGTCTTTAATGGAGACTACCTGGTGGTTTAGTGCATCAAGCCTGTGTGACAGGTGCAAAACTAGGTTTTCAATTTCTTCAAGCTTCTTATTTGACTTATTTAGGTTCTCCAACAATAGCAAGAACAGGTCGTCAACTTTCTTTTCCATATACAAGCTCCTTATGTAATTCACATCAACTAGACACGGTTCATTTCCTTTTCTATGATAGAATAGATGGATTCCGCATCCAAAGCTTTTAGTTTTTTATTGGAGTCTTGATCAATGTCAGACTCCTGAATCTCTTCTATAAGTTCAGCAATGCGATGATCGTTTGTTACTGTCTTTTCAACAATAAACGAAATAAACTGCTGTAAATCAAGCCCGTTTTTAAACAAAACTCTGCGCAAGTCAAGGAGAGTATCCTCTTCGCACAAAACTCGAATTTCTTGTTTGTTAGCCATAGCTACACCTATACTGATGTCTAGTTTTCAGCCCTCGCCACCACCTGTAGCACCAGCAGTATATGAATCTGGGAATTCGGTTCCTGGTGTAGCGGTGTTTTCAACGCTTACTGGTGCAAGTCCGTAGTTTACTTCTAGAATTTGCATAAGCTCCTGAGCAGTTCTTTGGTCATAGTTATTTGTGATATATGCCTCAGCTCTATTTAGAATTGTTGACTTTGGATCAATCAGAGCCTGAAAGTTATTTGCAAGTCTAGCTACAGACCTAGCAAAATCATTGATGTTAATCTTTGGGGTTGCAACCACTGGCTGTCCAGCAGCTGGTGCAGCACCGTCGGCTGCTGGAGCATCTCCTCCAAGGTCTCCACCCAAGTCCCCTAGATCTCCGCCTCCTGCATCGTCTGCTGGTGCATCATCTGGCGCGGGCACTTCTTCTTCATCGTCTGCTGGAGGTTCTTCATCTAAACCATCAAGCTGTTCAAACAAGAATGATCTTGACTTGAATTTTGAAATTGATTCATAGACTTCGTTAGTTGGAATTGATTCTTTTTCATAACGAATAAAGTATCTATCAACCGACTGGTCTAAAGAAATGTTTTTTTGAGGAGCTTCAACAGGTGCAAAGTCTTGAGAAGAAGTTGGAGGTGCAGGAGGATTGTCCTCTTTCAAAAGATACTCAAGAAGCTGATCAACGCTGAATGGTTTGTTTTTGCTACGAATTTTCATTTTGTTGGTACCACTCTCAGAATAGTTTTGCAGGATTTGCAGCTGGGTTTAGAGGCTGATTTTGTGCTTGTTCTGGTGGAACTGCTTCTACTGGTGCGGGTTCAGCTGCCTCCGCTGATGATAGCATTGCATGTGGAGCAGAATTTACAAGAGGCATAATCTGCCATAGTTCTCCAAGCTGTGAGCGTTCTGCAATAGTGATTCTTGCTTCAATTACATTCCAGTTTAATTCTCTCATCATTGCAACTATGTAGGACTTTTTGTCGTATCCATAGTCTTTGTAAGAGTGTTCAAACATATCCATTGCAATAACTGGAATTGCTCCTAGAGGAAGCCCAGAAGAATTTCCGTCCACTACAACATTCATGTAGACCTTTTTGTATGTGTCATACACCGTTAGAGCCCAACCATTCTTAGAAGACATACATGCAGCAATAAAATCATATTGCCATTTTTCAAATGTTCCAAAGTCTCTTGAAAGTTTGATATATGGAATAGAATCGAAAGAAATTTCAGAAGCAAGGTCAGAAATGTTTCCAAAGAAAAGCTCATGTAGCTTTACAGCATTTAGGTTATCTGTACAGTCTTTGCTAACGTTTCTGTAGGCACTAAAGTTGGAGTTTGCTTCTTCTCTTGCTACAGCATCTAGTTGAGAGGATGCCTTGTTGAAAGAGTCAATTACGGACTTGTAAATAACTTCATGCTCTTGCTTGGTTTTTGGGCTAAGGCGCTCCGTCTTTAGAAGAAAGCCTTTTGGAAGCGTGTGCAAGGCTTCTTTGATAAGAGTTTTTGCAGCAGTAGCAACTCTTGCTACTTTGGATTCAACTTGAACCTTTGGGCTGGTTGGAGTTGAACTCCTACCGCTATCTCTAAAGGTCTTGTCAATGCTGTCACTGATTACTGATTTGAGGTCCATATTGTGTAGACTTTCCTGTAAAGCTAAATATGGCTCCCATTCGTATTTGGTTTAAGCCACAGTGTTCTTTGATAAAAAGTATGGCTTAACATCTTCATATACTACATTGAAATACGGGTAACATCCAAAGTATGTCATGTTTGCAAACATGTGAATTTTGTCATTTACATAAAACAAGCGCCATAGCCTTAGTCTAATATCATCTGGCCCTGTTTTGATAAGATCAAGATTGGATGTGAATTGTTTGAGTTTGGAAATCACTTCTCCGTTGTCAAAGTCAAACTGCTTGTCAAATACAACCTCTTCAAAAGAAACCCTCTCTCTTAGTTTAAACTGATGGACATCATATGAAAACAATTTACCATCAAGTGCTCGACTTATATATTGTTGAATTGATTCAAGAGACTCTCTAGATTTTAACTCAGGGTGTGAAAACAAAAATTGTGCTTCGCTGCTAAGCTCAAACCACAGCGTTCCATATTCTATATACTTAGTTACTACTTTAATCCTGTTTGTATCCCAAGCCTTGTGTTCGTTTCTTCGACGTAACAACGCAGGTTCAGTATTGGAGGTTTTTAAGAAATCTGCATCGGTGTTTGTCTTAACAAAATGCTTTAGCTTCACCAGCTTCATGCTTTGAGTACTAACCATTCCAATGAACAGAGAATAGGTATTTGTTTTTGTCTTATAGATGTATCCTGGTTTTAGGTCTTCAATTTTTATGGGCATCTTCAAATGGTAACATAAAAACTTTCACAAGTAAACCAAGCAACATATTTATTCGGATGAACTTGACTGAAATCAAAGAGTTAGTTACAAAAGAGGTCAAACTTTTCCTTGAAAAAACGGATGTTCCAAAGGTTGTTGCCAACCAAGGTGACGTAGCCGAAGGAGTTTTAGGAGCTGCACTAACTGCTGCTTTTATTTTCCCTGGTGTTCCAGTAAGCATGGCAAGCGTTTGGGCAGTTATCTCCGATCTCAATAAAAACTCTGATGCATCAAAGAGCTCAAAAACAGTCATCAAGACAAAAACCTATGAAGTAAAGTCAAAAAACAAGGCTTCAAACAAGACCGATAGAATAACTTTGACAATTGGCTTGGCAGGTTCAAACTTTGAAGGATTGACAAACAAGGGTTTCTTTACCTCAATGGCTCCAATAGTTGGCGGAGCAATCAAGTACGCAAATTCTAATGGAGTTCAAGCACAGGTACAGAAAATCTTTCTAGACCCAAAATCAAACTCAGTCGAGATTCGTTCTGTTGGTACCGAAGACCAAAAAGGAACCAAGGTAGATCTTAAGGTCATCGTAGACGGCAAACTTATTCCATGGGGAGCATTGAGTCTCAAGGCTGGTGGTACCAAACAAATGGGTCAAACTGGAAAGGGATTTTTTACATCCGATGAAGACCTTGCAGCAAACAAGTCTCGTGGAATTGGAAACTTGTTTAAGAGTTTGTTTGGAATACAAATAGACCAAAATCTAAGAAATGGTTACGAGTATGCAATTGCTCAAGGCAGTAAAGAAGAGCTAAGTAAAGAACTCTTCAAACTATACAACAATGCTGCAAGTAAGATTTACCAAAGGTTTGGTGGAGACGAAGATGAAATCATCGACTTTCTAAAGACTCTTGCAAGAGGTATTCAAAAAGAAGCAGTTTTGGATGAAACAAACGTTGTTTTGATTCATCTATCTGGAGGCGACTTCAAGGCTTTAGACTTCAATAAACTTGTACAGCTAATGGATGACGATTCAGTTGAAGTAGAAATCTCAGTAGACGTAGAAGCTGACAAGTCGGTTCCATATCTGTCAGTGTCTATGATCATCAATGGACAAGACTATGGAAAGATTATTTCAATAAGACCAAAAGTTAGATTCAAAATGAATCCTGATGGTTCCGAGTCTCTTGGTGAGTTTAGGCACTATGTTGAAAAAGAACATGGTCTTGTCAATCTTATTAGCGTTACTCAGTAATTGGTGATAAACAGTTCGACCTTATTCTTGGCAGTTGAATTCATTGAGTACTTCACAGGCACTTCCTTGATGTTTGCCCACTTGAATAACTCTCTAATGTTCTCGTTGTCGTTGTAAGTCACAAGCCACTTGTGTTTGCATTTCCTACATTCTTCTGCAAACTTCACATGGTCAAATCCCTTGTGTCCATCTCCTGCTTTGCCATAGAGGTTATCCGACTTTATATCATATGGCGGGTCTAGGAATATCCATACATTATTGCCAGGCTCGTGTAAGAGTTCTGTATAGTCTGCGTGTCTAAGGTCTACATCTTTCATAACCGCATGAGCATCATTTAGACGGTCTATATGCGATATGTTAAACCTTGATGCATGACTCGCTTTCGAATACCCACCAGATAAAGTAAGACCAGAAAACGTAATACGGTTCAACGTAAAATATGCTGCTGCTCTATCTACATCTCTCATTTCTGGCGACATGTCAGAAACAGTTTTTTTGCATCTTTCCCAAAGGTATTTGCCGATAAGAAGCTTTTTACCAAAAAAGACTTGGTGATAGAGTTCCTTTGGTTCTGTCTTACATGCATTCCAAAAAGTATATAGTGGTTGAAATGAATCTCCGGCTTTCTTCACAATACTTGGCTTAGAGTTGTGAACGGCAAACAACACCGAACCCCCACCAAGAAAGGGCTCTCTATATTCGCTATATTCCTCTGGTGCCATCGCAAGGATTTGTTTGACCAGACGTGACTTACCACCAGGGTAACGCAGTGGAGTCTTTATAGATTTGTTTGTATTTGTCAATTCTTCTTCTCCAAGATCTCTACTCCACCAAACCAACAAGACATGCCAAAGTCAGACTTATCAAACTTGCAAATGACAAGAGTGTTGTCTGGAATGCACTCATCCTTGCCTTCTCTAAAGTTCCACATGAAACAATTCTTGGTAATGCCAGATTCTCCATAAACGGTTGCACGAAGATACTTCTTCCCTGTTTTGGTCAAAGCAACCTTGGCAGAACTTACGATTGCCCATGTGTATATCTCTTTAGATTCCCAGTCATCGATTGATGAAATGTTTTGGTCATTGAAGAACTGTCTGATTTCCTTGGTTACAATAAGCCCAAGGTCAACAGAACCAGTTAGACTTTTTGAGAAATCAACCTTTTCTGACAGATCCCAGTCATCCATTCCTTGTACTTCGGCAATCAGTTCCTTGAGTCGTTCTTGGTGGTTTCTGTCTTTCTTACGAGACACTATCTTCTTTAGTTCGTCTCCGTGTTCAACTAGAACTTCGTACATTTGCCTATAGTTGCCAAATGTCTTACCAGGTCCTACAAGGTTCATAGAGTCAAAAGCTCCAATTTTGATCAAAACTCCCAAAGCTCTTTTGTTGAACTTTGAGTGCTTCCAAGACTCGCCATCTTCTGTAAAGATCAAATCTTCAATTGAAGCATATGGGCGGTTCCTGAAAATCTCTTCCGTAACGGACTTACCACAGTGCTTTAGTGAAGCAAACGAAGGAATTAGAACCTTGTCTTTTACAGTAAACTCTCGCTCGGATAAGTTGATATCTGGATTTCCAATTGTGTAACCAAGAGCAAGGGCTTCAGAAAGTGCTACCGCCTTTGGATCTTCCTTACCGACGATCTTGCCCTTTTCTGTTGTTGAGTAATCGATGTATGTTGTAATCCACTCATCTGTGTGGTACGTCATCAGGTGAGCACACTGGTAAGATGTCATTGCATAGCTAAGAGCGTGAGACAAGTTGAAGGAGTAGGCAATTAAAGCTTCCATGTTATCAAAGATTTCACCAGAGTCTTTTTCTGGAACGTCATTTGCCTGTTTGCACTTGTCAATAAACTCTTGACGCAACAAATTTCTTGAAGCTTCAGCAGCCTCTTTGTTGGAAATGTCTTTCTTAGTGAAAGCCTTTCTGATATTGTCAGTCTCATCAAGAGGAACACCAGCGAGCTTGTGATAGATGAGCTGTAGTTGCTCTTGGAAAATCAACAGACCTGCCGTATCTCCAAACACCTCTTCAAGAAGGGGGTGCTTGTACTTGATTCCTTTTGGGTTCTTTCTGTTTTTCAAGTAAGTCTTGTTCACTCCAAGACTCAAAGGACCAGGTCGGAAAATAGAGGTTGCTGTAGCAATGTCAAGAACGCTGCGTGGCTTCATTTGCTGAATGAATTTTTGTGCTGGAGGCTGAACAAACTGGAAAATACCAGCGAAGTTTCCTTCCCAGTAAACGTGTTTGAACACGTTGATGTCATCCATGTTGTTGTTGTCTGGGTGAAGGTTGTCGTAGTACCAGTCTTTTACCATGGCAAACGTAACGTACTTGTGTCCTTGCTTCTTCAAGATTTTTCTGATACAGTCTTCAAACATACGCAGAGTTCCAAGACCCAAAATATCAAACTTGAGCATACCAAAATATTCAAGGTGACGGAAGTTCAGACCTTCTGACCACGGCGTTTGTAGAACGCCTCCAGATTTGATAACTGGCATGTTGCTGAAGGCATCTTCAGTTATGATAACACCGCCAGCGTGTCGAGACACTCCACGAAATTCCTTGAATAGAATCTTAATCGTGTTTTCAAAGCCTTTGTGAGTTTCCATTAGCTTGCGGAAAGTAGGAGACTTTTCTTCTGCCTCTTCAAAAGTCAAAACCCACTGCGCTGCATCAAAACCAGGAGTCTTTTTTGCTTCGGTTCTGGCTTCTTGTTCAATTGCCTTGGTATACTGATTAGCCTCTTCAAAGGGGATTCCTTCAAGCTTGCACACGTCCTTGATTAGAGAACGCATTTGGAGTTGCGTGAAGTTAGATACAGGAACTATGTTCTGTTGACCAAAGAATTCTGTAAGAGCCTTCATTGCGCCATCTCTGTCAGAGACATCTGAATCAATGTCAGGATAGCCCTTCTTGTTTTTCACAAGAAAACGTTCAAACAATAAGTTGTGCTTGATTGGATCTACTTGAGTAATGTTCAAAACATAAGACAGTAGAGAGCCAGCAGCAGAACCTCTTGCAAGTCCTAGAAGTTGAGTCTTTGAAACAATTTCCATAACCTTTGAATAGGTCAAAAAGTACTTGGAGAACTTGAGATGCTTTACAACTTCAAGTTCGTGTCGAAGACGAGCAATATACTCTTCAGAGTCTTGTTTCTTTCTCCAAATTAGTCCCTTGATTGCTTCTTCTTTCAGAGCCTTGAATGACACATCATCTTCATGCATTGTGTCCTCTGTAGCAGAGCCATACAGCCTGTCTAAGGCTTTCAATCCAACAATACGATGCAGAGCAGGGAGCTTGACTCCCCTGTCAGGATGGACCTCTGAGAGCTGATTATGAGCAATGTCATGAGTTCGTTCAATAGCATCAAACACCACCTGGTCATCATAGAAGTTCCAATTTTTCCCTTCGGTAGTTTCCTTGTAGGTGTCCCATACTTGCTGCGCATTTTTTGGATACAGCTCGCACTTGAGTTCAGATACGTGCTTTGGCAAAGCATCCTTGTCAAAGTTATCTTTTTGGATATTCATCCAAGCCATAGCTTTGTAGATTTCTCTCTCTCGCCAGTGCTCTGGACGTGAGTAGTGAGAGTCGCAAGTAACAACGAGTTTTGAACCTGTTCGCTTAGAAGCTTCAATCAAGTGTTGATTTACCAAGTGTTGCGGTCCAAGCTTGTTAAACTGAAGTTCCAAGTAGAAGTTTTCTGCTCCTCCAAGAGCATCTTGGAACCTTCCAATTTGTTCGGCTAGCTTAGCTTGAATAATTTCGAAGTTCTCTTCGCTAGGTGTCCACTTGTCCCAATCTGGTTCTGTTTGGTGATCGAAAATTATAGATGCCAAAGAACCTGCAACACAAGCAGAACTTGCAACAAGATTTCCCTTGGAGTGCTTCTTGAGCATGTCAAAGTCAATTCTTGGGAATCGATAGAAACCATCTGCGTATGACAGAGAAATCATGTTGAAGAGAGAGTAGAGACCCTCTTGGTTCTTGGGAAGCAAAACCAAGTGAGAACGTTTTGCAATTGGGTTTCTCCAAGAGGTTTTCTTGGATTCTTCCTCATTTTCTACAACAGTTCCACCCTCTGTTAGTTCGTCCAACTCTGCCTTTGTGTCACCAAATTGGTCAGACAAGTCTTCAAGAGTTTTCTTCTTCGAAGCAGACTTCTTCTCAAGTTTGGCTATCTCTTTTTGGGCTCTGTCAGCATCATAGAGATTCTGCCAGTCATTAAGAGAGTTCACAAAGTACATCTCTGCACCAGGAATTGCCTTGAAGTTTATGCCCTTCTTTTGTAGCTCTTGCCAGTAGATGTACTGATGGGAATACGAGTTCATATTCCCATGATCTGTTACCGCAATAGCATCCATACCATTTTCCAATGCAAAATCCATATGATCCCTTGGAAGACCAATGGCATCTCCAATTGATGAATTAGTATGTGAATGCAAGCCTACAAATTTTTTCGGTGCTTTAATCAATTTTTCGTCCATGACTTTCTGTTTTTCTGTGGCATGAAACACATAGGGTTCTGCCGTTGTTTATATCCCACAACTCTTCACACAAAACGGCATCCAAGTTTGATTCTATCGCATTTTCTTTTAGGATTAAAGCCATTTGTTTGATGTGGTCCACTTCAAGATTTTTATGCGTCCCACAGTTTGTACATAAAAACTCGTCACGTTTCAAACACAACAATCTCCAATCAGCATACTCACCAAGTTGCCTTACGAGTTTGTTTAAACTACTTCGTCCACCTCGCCAATTTTTACTATTTGCGCCCGATAATCTCTTTCGTGTTTCTAGGCTATGTTTCTTGTTGTAAAATGGGTTGCCCTCGCCAGCAAACTTCTCACTAAGGTCTTCTCTGGCTTTACCATACATTGGATTTAAAACACCAACCCTTTGTGCTGATAAATTTCTTTTGAGTTCTTCACTTCTAGGTTTCCCATAAGCATGATGTCTCTCGCCTGTTTTTCCATATTGGTGATTCAAAACTCCCTGTTGAGCTTCAGCTCGGGTTCTAATGGTTATTTTGTATTCTTTTAATAAAGAACGAATTCTTTGATATGGCAAATTTGCCATTGTGGCAATTGCTCTTATTGAAAGTCCCTCATTCAAGTATAAAGTCTCTAGTTCTACCTTGGTCATGTTTGTAAGTATGCAGCGTACAACTTTTATCCATTCATATGTCCATGGTCAGTGAGAGCCAGGGCATCCATGCCATTCTCTATGGCAAAGTCAATGTGTTCTTTTGGAAGACCGATTGAGTCTCCTACAGAAAGTGAGTGAGCATGAAGTCCAACAAACTTCGTAGGGGGCTTGGTAATAATTGTCATATAATCAGTATACCATGTTCGTTTTATTTGTTAAAGGTGATTTGGCAATATATTTAATTGAACTAGAAGAAGGTGTACAGTGGCAATAAACGTAAATTTCGACCCTCAAAAGGGAATAGTAGAAACTCAGGCAGCACAAGGAGCTACTGGCACCTTATCAATTGCAGGAACAGAAACTGTAGCTGCATCTAGTGGAGTGTTTGTTCCTGAGTTACAATTTGAACAAGCTGTAGATGGTTCAAATGCACCTACGGTAATTTCATGGACCAAAGTTGGTACCATAGTAAACCTTAGAGGAACACTCGCAGTAAACACTACCAGCTCTTCTAGCGCTGTGTATTTTTCCATACCAGCTGGTCTCCAGCCTGGGGATGTAGAGCTTGGATATGGAATGGTGATGGTGCTTAGTCAGCCTTCAGGATCAAACGTTACTCTTGCACAAGTTGCTTGGGGAGATTTAGGTTTTGGTCCAATTGTTTATGTAGGAAGTATTGAAGTTGGTAGCGGCTTTACTGTGCTACACAACCTTGATATAACATACACAACACTTTCATCTTCTGCTTACTTGTGATGTGAGCTAAGACCTCTAAACAAGAGGATGAACAAGCCTTGACCAGACTTCCGTAATAGAATTACCCAGTAAAATACAATGCACTGGGTACTCTACGAATTTATGGTATGAGTAAAGATACATTCCAACCACTGGTTCACTCCAGTCAAGTGTTACTATGAATCTCATTGAGTCATACTTGGCTGGTGTAGTTTTTTCTTTGGCGATTTTGACTAAGTCACCTTGAATAAAACTATATACTGGCAGTGCTGACGCATCAAACATTTTGACAATCTTTCAAATTGAATCTTGTGGAGATTCATTCTTTAGCTTACGTACCATAAACCTATATGTTGGATATTTTGATTCTCCTGAAACAACTATAACACAAGGATGTTTGTCCAGCGTAAAAAGTCCTACAACAATTCCAATATCTGCGTTTATGTCATTCCAACTCATACCAAATTTTGATGAATTTTTTTCTTGGCAAAGTTTCACATCTAGTCGTAGATTTCCAACAACAACAAGGTCACCAACTTCTATTGAGTTGGCTTCTGGATCTACTGGAATTGAAATAGTCTGTTCTCGAAATCCAAAGTTTCCATTGACCTTTTCTGCGAGTTTACTTTTCGCAAGTTTATCAGCATAAACTCTGTTTTCGTCTATATCCATTGAAGCACCTTTAAAGTGGTCTAAGCATCCAGTGAGGAAAGACTCCAATTTCTTCATTTATCAGCAGGATATATGCATTGTTGCTTTCATTTGATTCATCTTCGTCGAGAACGAGAATCATTCCAACTTTCGTTTTTTCAAACGAAGCATACGTGTTTAAAGAATGAATATTTTTATTTCCGTCTGCACTATTTGCTATGTCACACTTCAGATTACCAACTTCAACAAGGTCACCAACAGAGTAGTTTTGTTCAATATAAGGCGGGTATGAAGATGCTATATTTTCATTTATGTTCATTGGTCCAATGTTCTAACGAACTCTGAATGAAATCCAAAGATGTTTTCAACATATGCATTTCCAGCCATTGTACACCGACCAGAATTGTACATTGTTAGACCTTGTTCAAGGGAACCATCGCACATGTCAATAGAATCTCTTAGTAGTTGAGTTCCATCTTGAATTACTTCATCTTGACAGTTGCCAACTTTGTTACGACAAGCTGTTCTGTGGTATTGCCTGTGAAGAAATCTGTTTGAAGAAAACCTGCGGTTACGTGGATGTAACTGCATTACTCCCCTAGTTTCAAGACGGCTTACGGCATATGGGTTGAACCTGGACTCATGCCAAATCATTGACAGGACAATCCACGGGTCTAAATGCCTAATTGTAGACTCTTGTGCCACAAATTCGACAATGGTTCTAATGCGAGCTTCACAACCAAAACGATCTATTGCGCATGTACCTGCATATACAGGGTTATCATTCCTGTCAACATAGAGAGTTAGCCTTGTCAACACCGCATGTTGCATCTTGTAAACAGTGTCTTGTTGCTGAGCGTGCCACAATGGCGTACAGGTAGTTTGATTAGCCTTGACTAGAACAGCAGGGACACATAGGTTTTTTGGTTCATGACACTGCACTGCTTGGGCTTTTGCCAAGTTGTTTCCAAGAATGGTTGCAGCAATTAGAAACATGAAGACTAAGAACAAAAGGGTTGCTGTCTTCTGTTCAGGAGTATTTTCGTTATTGTAAAACATAATCTTTTCTCAGGAGTCAAAATCCAAATACAAAATCTGCTCTGGGTTTGCTATATCTAGGCAGAGTGATGGACGACCATAGTCACCATCTCTAACTTCTACCTTTACATCAACTTGCCATGCAGGATTTGTTTCCAGTGGATTGTTCTTAGCGTAATTGTGAAGTTCTGCTAGGTATCGCTGTGCAAGAACTTCGGTTGCTGGTGTAACTGGAGTGTGAAGAAATTTTTCAGACAGTTTGTTGTTATACCATACAAGTGCCTGGTACATTTGATGTTTGTATAGTTTGATTTTCATAGCCATGGCTATGAGTTTAATGATGTACTACCAAATGTCCACGTTTAGCAAAATCGAATTTAGTTCTGACATTTGACTGGAAAAACTTTCCAATGGATGGCGCTGAAATAAACTGTTCGTATAGTTCAGCCGAAACTCCATAGTATTCGTAAACTGACCCGTTGGTAAAACCAATTGTCATTGTTCCTAGAAACTCATCAAAGTCAATTTGACTAATGTTGCTAGAGCCAACAATCTCTTTTGAGCGTATATCTTTTTTCATTAGATTCCTTGAAAACAAAAAAGCCAGAGAATCTTCTCTGGCTTTTGGTATTGTCAATGCAATGTCAGAGAACTGTAATACGAGTTACAACTCCAGAGTGTCTATAGCTCCAAAGCTCTTGCTCAACTCCAGTTTCTACATTCTTGAGGTTTAGAACAATTTGACCAAACCTACCACGAAGCTGCTTCGTTGACATAACGGCGAACTTACCATTGAGAGAGTCTTCTGTTGACTCTACCTCAATGAGAGTATCGCCAGTGGATGTTTCTAGGGTCTTGAACTTTTCCTTGAACGCTACGGCTCTCGAAATGTCTACCTCAAAAAACGTCCTTAGCTCTTGCTCTGATTCCAATCCATGGACTTCGCCATCAGAGGTTGTCATGTTGATAATTTGGTTGCTTTTTGGCGTACCAGTTGTAAGAAGACTACCATCTTCGGCTTGAAGGTCGACAAGCCGAGAACCTCCCTTTCCTCGTCCAGCCTTTACCTTCAAAACCTTGAAGGTTCCTGAAGAGTCTGACTGTTCACCAGCAAAGTTGATGCTAAGTGAATCACCAGGAGCCAATGTATTGAGAACTTTTCTAATTTGTTGTTTGTTCATATGAATCTATTCTAAGTTGTTTATCCTGTAAAGAATCGTTGTTGTTTTTGTGAGCGAAACTTGTTTGTTCGCTTTACTAGTATTCAGAATACCATATTATCCTCAACCTTTAAACTGAATTGCAAACTTAGTTGTAAAGTCCGTAAAGACCAAAGTAACCAATAAATCTTATTCAATTGTTTATAAGTGGAAGACTACCATAGTAGCGGCTGTATAGGCTTATTGATTATCTAGTGAGCTAATCACAGTCTGAATCCACTCATGAGTCTTTTTGATGAACTTATCAGCAGCAGCAGACACTGCCGGAGTCGTATCAGTAGAGTCACCTGTAGCATGCTCATAAACAACATCATCTAGATTGAATGTCCACTTGAGCGCCTTAGAGTCTGCTACGCTTTGAGCCAGTTCATCTCGAACAATTGCTTCAACAAGTCCGCAGTTAGAACTACAGAAACGTCCATGTTTGTTGTGCTTCACAAGCGGAAGTCCAGTTAGAACGCAGGTTACATTATCGGTTGATACGCACATATTACTTCATTTGTTGATATTGAACAAATTCTCTCATACAACGACAGAATTCTGTTTTGTTGTTTAGAAAAATTTTAGAAAGCTGTTGAAGCTCATACTCATCAGGAAATATTTGCTTTACGAAAGCAAGGTATTCTGTAAAATTATTGTATCTGTTAATTGACTCTTTGTGAAGAGCAAAGTCTCTAGCATCTAGAAGAGTTATGATATCTAACTCCACAGAATCCAATGGACCAAACATTGTTGGACGTTGTAGCATCTGTTCGATTCTATCATCTATCCACTCAACCATCCTGACAGTTTCAGGATGAAGGTCACATGTTTGATCCATTGTAGTGTTTTTTACCAGCAGGAGGCTGCCTTACGCTCCGCAAGAAGCTCGCCAAGCTCAAAACAAAGCTCTTCATGCGCTGTGAATGCAGCTTCAAGCCGCGCCGCGTCCTCTTCTTTCAATCCAAGTTCTCGCAAAGAAGCAAGAAAAGTGGTCTTGGATTCATATCGTTCGGCTCGGACGACTTCAAAGGTCCGCGAGATGGTGCCAGAAACTTCATTGTTGTATAGTCTATTTTTCATATTGATTCCTAGTTGTTAGAGATTTTTTATTCATCTAAAGAGATTTTGTTTGGAACGACCTTTTGGTTTTTCCAGTGGTAACCAGTTTGAACATGATTCTTGCGAACGAACTTGGCTACTGACTTAGAGAAGTCATCATAAGCAAAAGAGTCAGCAAGCCTCACCACATAACCTTCCATTAGGTCAGGCGTCCTGTTATCCTGATAAAGGGACTTGATAAGCTTTTCATCAAAGATGCCCTTGTATAGCACAGGGACAGTGTTCAGTCCAAGATTATCACACCAGAACTCAGTAGCTTCCCAAGAAAAACATGTAGTTCCGTTCCAGATGGAAAACACAAGAAAGTGATCCTTTAGCTGTGAATATGAAATGCTGTGCTGGGCATAGCAATTTTCACCACAAACTCGCATGGTATCAGAAAGCTCTCTGCCAATCTCACCTTGGAGCTGGGCTACCTTAGAGCGACTTTCGTGCTTTCCACCATTGATAGAACGCGCATGAAAGAAGTCTTTATAGATGGTTGTGTTTTCTCCATCCATCTTTTCGGTCACAACGACATTCTTGCCCTTGAAGTGGTCAACCGACTCAAGAGTCTTGTCATCGTCCGTACGACCAAGTGACCACGGCAAGTGGTAGGTTCTAGGGTATTTGATTCGAGTAGTCATGTTATATCTCGTTTAATTTTTTGATTTTAAGAAATGGCTCATGACTGTAGTGGATACATGTAAACCAAATGCCCTCTTCAACTAGCCACTTACAAAGTGTAAAATTTTGAATAGTTTCGATTCCAAGAAAGGTGAAGATTTTATCTTCACTTAGTTGAACATGCGGCAATTCTGGAAGATGCTGTTCCGACTCCCAATACTCTCTAGTTCTTGCAACAAGCCTAATGTTTTGTTCATCAAAAATTTGAATCAAATCTCCTGGTTCAAATTTAAAATCTCTTAGAGAGCAATATGAGTGTTCCGTCATACGCTAGATATCTTCGCTTGAGTAGTTAAGAACCCACCCAGCAGGGAGAAGTGCATGCCCAACATTCACTGCGCCTTGGTGGCATGACGTTGTAACAGACACCTTCCGATTACAAAACTTGATATCCTTGGAAGGACGGCAAATCTCTGCAATCTTCATATTGTAGGAATATACATCATTCCCACACATAACTAGCGACCCGAACTTTCGGGTTTTGCCATCAAGGACGAAATCTGCAAACTCTTGTGAACGTTGACGTGGCATGTGTTTACTATTTTGAGAATGTAATCGAAACGGTAACCTTGCGGACCTCAAAAATCCCAGGAAGTCCGCGATACGCGGCTACATGATTTGCTTTTTTGCACCAACGCTTTGCCGTGCCTTCGAGCTCGACCAAGTTCTTAACGCAGTCAATTGTAGACGTTATTTGCCCACCACGAGAACCACTATAACTGTAGTACTCGTTGGTGGTAGGGCTGTACACACAAAACTTGTGGTTGACACTCATTTAGCGAACCTCAGAATTCGCAAGCAGCGCGTTCAGGGCTCGCTCGCGACCAAAGTCACGCGGACCAACGACAGGGTACTTGCCCTTGACAAACTCTGCGTAGTATCGCCCGATACTCTCAGAGCGACACAGGCGCGTGAAGCGGTTCTGAGTCACACCGCTATAGGTGTAGACCCCGCCAGACTTGAACTTGACGTTCAGTCGCTCGGAATCCTTCTGATAGGAAACGTAGGCGATGACAGAGGAATCGGGACTGTTGTAACGAACGTATGACATGATGATTACCTTTTATTGAAGAAAAATTAGTGCTTGGTGGGGATAGCCGAGTAGTTCAGCTTTTCAGTTTTCGCTCGATGCGTCGCAAGTTTATGATGCTGGATGCACCAAGACAAGAGTAAAACAAAATGAACAGCGTGTAGAAAGAAATAATCAGTTTGCTGGTGCCATCATTAACAATGTAGGCAGCCACAATAATGACTAGCACAACAACAGACAACAAGAGAGTGCCTGCTTGACTTAGCGGAGATTCTGAGAACTTTAGCATGTTTTTCATTATCCTACGAGACAAACGTTCAGGTTGGGGTTGAGATCCTTGACAACTTCCCGCTCAACTTCGTGAGCAGTTTCCTTGCCACGAACAATCCACAGAGGCTCTACAACGAAAGACTCCTTGCCATGACGACGAATGGACTTGCACAGGGGAAGGTTAGCCTTCTCGGAAGTGGCTCGACACGCATGCTTTTGAAAGCGTCGGTCAGCAGTGTACTGTACGCCCTTGATGGTCGTGCCATGAGTGCACACGGTGAGCCCGACGTAAAAGTCGCCCGTAACAGTACAGGTCACCTTGTAGATGACGTGGTTCCTGTCGGTTCGCTTCTTGCGGCTGGTACCCTTCGTTTCCATTCTTCTAATATAGCATAATCAACAGCCATTTTAAACCATATTATCACCTTTTTACAAGTAATTGATTTTATTGGGTTTTTTGGGTTTTGGTCCGAATATGAGAAAATCGACCCAATATGGTTTAAAGTCGGACCCTATTATGCTATATTAGAAGAATGGAAACGACAAACATCAAGCAAATCCACGCGCTGCCTTCCGTTGGAATGGGAGCCTATATCAAGGGTTGGACCGATCGATATGCCTGTACGGTAATTGACGTTTCCAAGTCTGGTAAGGTTGTCACAGTCCAGCGCGACAATGCCAAGCGTCTTGCACCCATTGGCATAAATGAGTGCCAGAACTACAAGTTCACCGCTGACCCCAACGGTCGCACCGAAAAGTTTAGTCTGCGTGCAAACAATGCCTGGGTTTCTGTTGGCTCACCGACCAGCAACGGCTATAAGCTGTATCTTGGCATTCGTGACCACTATCACGACTACAGCTTTTGAAGTTCACCATGAACACACCCGCAGTAATTCCTTGCGTTGGAATGGGATGTACCATCGTCCTTGACTACCGCTATGGGTTTCCTTCGACTATCATTGAGATTTCCAAGGATGGAGACTCCTTTGTTTGCCAGGCAGACAACGCTGATCTAGACGAAAGTGGAAACCTTGTGTGGATTCCAAACACTCAAGCAGAGAAAACCGTTGTCACTCTACGCAAGAATGGTGCATGGGTAATGCGTGGGCACAAATTTGCCAATACTCATGTTGTTCTTGGCATTCGTGACCCCAAGCTAAAGAAGTAAACAATGGCATTTCGCAACAACACAGAGGCGGAAAATCTTCGGCTTCGTAATGAGCTGAGAATTGCTCAGGAAAAGCTCGAACGACTTGAAGCTAAGTCGAAGGCAGAAAAGGCAATTAAGGAAACGCTTCCCAAGCCTCCATCGTGGCTTGACAGAAAGCTGACAGAACGTCGTAACGCCAAGGCTAAGAAGATTGAGGAAGAGTGGGACTTGAAGCTTGACCTTGACAAGCGCGAGCCTTTCTCACGTTCCGCTCTAAAGCGAGGAAAACGGTCCAAGGTTGACATATTTGCTGCCAAGCGTCGTTACAACCGTTTTGGTCCCAGACATGATTTTTTTGGAATCAGTGTTGTAGGTTTTATGGTCATAGTGGTGGCAACCATGGCAACCATCGTCGCATACAGTTTTTACCGCTACTGCACAGACATCACAGAAGGCACCGTTATTGGTCACGAGTTTGTGGAAGAGTATGAATCCTGTCATCGAGATGACCATGGGATTGAGCACTGTTCCACCTATGGACCATACTACATCCTGACTATTCAGGAAGGAACCGAAATTGCTGAATGGCACGTGTCGTCGGGTGATTACAGCTTCTATCACAACGGTGACCGTTATTGCTACGAAGACTGGTTCCGTGGTCACTGTAACTGAAAATACTCGATAAAACAAGCCAAATAAATATTCTATATTAGGTTTAAACTCAGCCCGTTTAGTGCTATACTGGTATACCAAGCAGAGAGAGACACTCTCTAGCCTCAAACCAAACAAAGAGAAGAAAAAATGGATCTTTCTATCGGTCAGCCCAAGGTCAACTTCGATTCGAATATTCTTGATGTCGTGGTTCCCAAGGAACTCGAAAAGTCGGTGAAGACTGGCTTCAAGCATATTGACACCCTGTTTGCTGGCGACGGCATCCTGCCTTCTACTTCTGCCCTAATCACTGGCTTGCCCGGTGCGGGCAAGACCACACTGATGTTGCAGCTGGCTGACCTTATCACGGCACAGGGGCACATTGCTCTGTACAACACTGGCGAGGAGTCTCTGTACCAGGTTCGTCGTGTGGTCAAGCGTCTCGACTTGAAGCATGGTTTCACTCCTGGCTACAATCGCTCGGTTCAAGAGATTGTCAAGCATGCAGAGCAACTGCAAGCCAAGAACAAGAAGAAGAAGGTTTTCCTGATCTCTGATTCGCTCCAGACACTGGAAGTGGATCGTGAAGAGGGCAAGCGAGGTCGCAACCCTTCAAAGCAGAATGAGCAGATTGCTGCTGTCGAGTACCTCACTCGCTGGGCTAAGGACACTTTCAACGTGTCGCTGCTTATTGGTCAGGTCAACAAGAATGGCGAGTTTGCTGGTCGTCAGGAGGTCAAGCACATCATTGACTGCCACCTTCACTTGAACATTGATACGCAGCGTGGTGGTGACACCTACGGCGAGCGAATCGCTGAGATGACCAAGAACCGTTTCGGTTGCGCGGGCGTGTTCTACCCTTACGAGATTGCTCACAACGGAATCCGTTTCGACCTGTGACAAGAAAACCCTGAAAAGGGTTTAAAGATTCACCTGAATATGTTATATTGAGAATGGGTGGTGAAACAGAAAGTTCACCACCACATTTGGGTTTGTAGACTAAGTGGAATAAGTCGCTTTTGAAGAAACATCGCTTGACGTCGCGGACATGGAATATTGGCAATGGATCCAACGCTGATGCACCATGTTGTTTTCCTCAAGAGAAATGAGGGTTCGAGCCCTTCCAGACCTACCAATTTTGCCCTGTAGAATATTTGGTTAATTCGCCTATCAAAGAGCTTTACTGACGAGATAAGTCGAATATTGGCTGGCGCCGGTTTATATTCGCTTAGTGCTACTGGATAGGAAAAGCGTGAAGTTCGATTCGACGCTGGGGCGCCAAAGTTTTCACTTTCAATCAAAGGTTTCAAGAAAATGTCTGTAGACTTCTATGCGCGTGGTGAACGTACCGAAACTCTTTGTGACGGCACTGTCGTACATCCGTACTTGTCTCTTGTGAGTGAGCTGAATTTAGCTAATTCAAACGCTAGAGCATTTCTAAGTCTGCTTGGTCTTGAATCGGAGGAAGACCAATATAGCTCCGTACTGACTGGCGAGGTTACGCTGCCAGAAGCCAAGCGCGCCTGGATGAAGGCAAATGCAAGCTTTGAAGCCAAGGCTAAGAACTTTGTGCGTGAAGATGAGACGCACGGAAATTTCTTTTCGGCAGGTTTGTCTGCTGACCAGCTTCGTTCGTACCTTGAACGTTTCCGTCTGCTTGTTGTAGAAGCAGGCGACTTTGATGCAACCCACATTTACTGGTGTTAGAAAGAAATCAATGATTACCAATCGTGACCCAATTGACCCAATTGAGCTTGCCAAGCTAAACGCTGTTGCTACTGCGATGTCCGAAGTTTCCGCAAGTTTTCGTCGCAATGAAAACCCTGAAAAGGCGGAAGTGACGTTGCTTTCAGCACTTACTTATCTTGGTGTAACCAAGGGGATCAAGCTGACAGATCCAGATTCTCTTTTTCTTCTTGAGTAACTCTATGCCATATAGAACCAAGCCTCCTGGGTTTATCCCTGAACCAGTAGAACATTCTACGCCAGAAACAAAGAAGCTTCTACCATATCCAGAACGCAGGACTAAGACTAAGACAGTAGAATGCCTTATGTGTAAATCGTCCTATGACGTAGTTGAAGAGGAATTGTCAAAAGAAGACCTTTTTTTTATCAATAGCCCACATTTGATGGGGCATCGGCATCCTGCCAGAAGCATTCCGATAAGAAAGGGTTTTTGCACATATCTTTGCGAAAAGTCATGGAATGACGAAGAGCGTAGGAACAAACAGATTTTGTCTGACTTGGACTTTTTTCAAAAGTCGTTTGATGCAGGACTTGTAGGTCCAACAAGCGTTTCCTATTCTAGTCTTAGTCAGTATTCGGTGGTTTCATTATTTTATGGACATGATGTCACCAAGCTTCTTAGTCGTTGTCCTATAAATCTTGCACCGTTTCTGTTGTCGCTAGTGCTTCACAGTAACAGTCCAGACTTGATTGAAGATCAAAGTTTTGAAAATTACTTCAAGACAAATTACCCAATGAAGCTAGAAGTCAAAGACTTCTACAGTAATTTCAACGTCTTGGAAACTAAGACCATCTTCTACATGGTAAAGCGCCTCTGAGTTTTGTAGCAAAATTTGCTATTTTGGTTTAAAAACGAGCTTGGATATGCTATATTAAGAACATGTCCAAGAGCAATAAAAAGTCTAAGCGTAACCGCAAGTCCGTCGAGGACAGCCGCAATGCAATTGCCCTGGCTGCACTAAGCCGCAAGAGCAGCGGGTCCATGAAAGATGGACGCAACAAGCGCGCTCGTACGCGCAAGGCGCAAAACAGTCGAGCTATCCAAAACTCCTGCGATAACTGAGGTGTGACATGAAATTCTTTGGTAGAACCCCCATCAACCTGGATGGGACTGTCTTTGAGTTTAAGACTGTTGTGATGGATCTTCCACAGCAACAGTTTTTTGTCAAAGGTCACTGTAGGAACATGGTTGACTTTGGTACGGTCATTGTCATCGATCCAGATGTTCAGGACCAGATTACGCGAAAGCGCGTCAAGTTCATAGAGGACTACATGGCGTCCCCTAAGAGCCCTTTGTTTTCTGCCCCTATAGGTTGGCGTATGCCACACGTTCTACGGGCTCTAGGTGCCTTCAAGAGCGCCACAGCTGCATCTAAGAACGGGTGGGACCTAGACATCCCAGAGGGATACTCCGAGCACCAAGTTAGGATTGCAAACGTCAAGGGAATCATTTGCATTCACAAGATTACACCAGAAAATCCATGGTTCAAAGAAGTGACAGACGATACTGTGTAACTTGATACAAGGCGAACTCTACTACCTAAACCTACCTTCCTTCGGGGAAAAAGGTGTTAGGCGGACCAATTTTTTGGTTTGGTCAATTGACCATAAACCATGGGAAACCAGACCAGTTAAATCGGTAGCAAATGGCGACCCTCTTCTTTTTCTTGGGTCGGAATTTTCTTCTTTGGGGCAAGAGAATTATCTCTTCCTGTTTGATGAATCTGTCATCTTATTAGAGGGGTTCAACCACGACTACTTGGAATTGCTTGAATAGACCATGCAAGATTGTGACATAGTAATATCCCCAGACGACCTAGAAATAGGTATCGTATATTCCATTTGTTGCGACCCCGACGTCACCATATATTACAAAGTTTGCGCTAGTTCAGAAACGCGCTATTTTGTTGGTGGTAGCACACATGATCTTTTTCTGTTGGAAAAAGACAACACAAGTCTGGTGGACATGTTTACGTTTTTATACGACGACATAAAAATTCTCATATCTGAGATAGAGCTTTTCAACTGGGGTACACTAAGAAAGAGAACATAAAATGAAACCAGTAATCCTATTTCGAAAAGGCTTCTCTGATGAAGAGGAGTTTCAGTCCGTTAAGAAACACTTCACCGTTGTTGAGTCCAGGTGCGCCATTCCAAGCGACTCCCTTGTCATTGGCAGGTATTCGGTTTTGCCGTACTACAAAGAGCTTCAGGCAGACGTAGAGTACCTTGGCGGTACTATGCTGACTCCATTTAGGGACCACAACTATATTGCAGACATGCAAAATTGGTACATGGACCTACAGGGGCATACTCCAAAAACCTGGTTTAGCCTTTCCGAAGTTCCGAAGACTCAGGGACCCTTTGTTCTCAAGGGCGCGACAAACTCTAAAAAGCAGCAGTGGAAGACTCACATGTTTGCAGAGACGTGGGAAGAAGCCTCTAGAGTAGAGGGTCTTCTTAGACGAGATGGCTTGGTTGGAAGTCAAGATATCTACATTCGTCGGTTTGTTCCGTTCAGGTCTTTTGGTACGGGCATTGGTGGAATGCCAATCACGGAAGAGTACCGCTTTTTCTTCTACAAGACAACTGAGTTAGCTTCTGGCTTCTACTGGTCAGAGCACTATGAGCTAGCAGAACAAAACGGTCTTAGCTCAGACTTGGTACCAAGAGACTGGCTACAGGAAATGGCAGCTACGGTTGCTGACCACGTGTCGTTTTTTGTGATTGATGTAGCTAGAACTGAAACTGGAAGGTGGATCGTTGTGGAGCTAAACGACGCACAAATGTCTGGTTTGTCCATGTGTGACCCAAATCAACTATACTGCAACCTGGCAAAGGCAATTGAAAATGAGAAAAGTAAAATCGCGTTCAATGAAACTTCCTCCTGATTTTGTACAGAATGACTCTAGTATCAACAAGACGCTGTGGAGAATTATTATCTACACGTTGATTGATGGCAATTGGGTTCCATACGAAAAAACCAATATATATCAATCAGAAAGTGCAATGCATGGTCAACTTAGCGCCACACAAAATAGAATTGATAATAGGTGGATGTTGGTTGGGCGACATATAGAGCTTGGACAAAAGCTAGACCTAAGCGAAGCAAATCCAAAATGGACTACGATTAGAACTGTCGGAGCAGATCACTATGATCAAAATTCTTAACAGCGACATGAGAGTAAAAATTACTCATATCACAAGCTGGTGGGATGGACCTCTTTCTGGATATTGTGACATTGGTGAAAAGCATTGCTTTTTTGATTGCTTAGGTGGAGACTACACAAGAACGTTTTGTGTTTATGAGATAACTCCAGAAGAGTATAGCGTGGCACAAGAACGCTATAGTGACTTTGTAAATCTTGTATATGGTGGCTCATATACTGAGCACATTGATGAGGATGGCAAGTACCAAGACTGTTCAGGCAACGTGGTATCTGACACCATGAATGACTTTTACAAAAAGTGGTCTAATATAACCGCTTATCCAAAGAGACAAGAGTCTTTCGTTGGATTATTTCGACTAAAATGACTAGCAAACAAGAAATAAAGTGGAATGCACAATGGGCAGGTACGCCTGGATTTCTATATCTGACCAGCAGAGAAATACATGCAAGCATTTTGGTAAAAAACACATTAGGCACTTTCGATGTAAAAGGTTTAGTGGTGCCTGTCGGAGAAACTCTCTTTTATATTGGAAGGAGCAAAATCTCAAGAGAAGAAAGAGAGTTTGAATCCTCAATATTTCATGACTTCATATACAATGAAAACATAATCAGAATTTCATTGTATGTGATTGAAAATCTCACAGAGAAGAATGAACAGTAAAAAGATCACTACGACTCCAAAGTCATCGTTCCAAGAACACAGCAAGTATGATAATGAAACTTGAAGATATGGAAATTGGCGACTTGTATAGGTTTGATACGCAAGTGGTAGACTATGTCCACTGTGAATCAAATTTAGTAGAAAGCTTGACGTTTTGCAAGGACGATATTTTCTTATATTTAGGCGCAGGAGCTGGACCTTATCACATGGATAGAAGATTTCTGTTTGGAGACAGGGTTGTGATTATAAGCTACATGTATGTAGCCAATAAAGCAATAAAAATTTCTTAGACAAAGCTCAAACAAGTTTAATAGAGAAGCCATGAATGATATGATTGTTCATGGCTTCTTTTATTGACTGGGATGCGCAAGTTGAAATACTTCTTGCATATGCCAAAGACCAAGGTTATAGCGTAAAGTTCAAAAACCTGAAAGACAAGACTTCGTGGATTCACTTTTCTACAAAAGAAATTGTCATTCATAAAAGCTCAACAACTGAGCTTCAGGTATATGACTTGATTCATGAGCTTGGACACATCGAACAACAAAAAAACACCAAGGTTTACAATGAGTTGTTCGGTCAAGTATTTGCAAGTTTTTCTAAGCAGAGTCAAACCTATAAGATGAAAATCTTAGAAGAAGAGCTTGACGCCTGGAATCAAGGTCTTAAACTGTGTTTTGAACTTGGACTCCAAGTCAACCAGAGATGCTTTGAAATTAGAAAAGCTTCAAGAGTTGCTACGTATGCCTCATGGGCACTAAAATAACATGAATACCATAACCACAACCACTTCACAAGAAATCGCAGTACCAAAGACACCAAAACAAGACGACACCGAATTGTTCAAGCAATATGCAAAAATTGTTGCACAACAAAAGGAGTACGCCGAATTAGAACGCGAACCTCCTAAAAGTCTTGAACGCCAAAGAATTAACATCAGAAATCAGCTAATTGAAAAGAACCAGGCTCTTGTTTCATACATGGTAAACAAGTACTACAACAAGGCAGAACACAGAAAAATCAAAGAAGACTTGGTACAAGAAGGAATTCTTGGACTTGTAAGTGCTATCGATGGCTTTGATGTCACACTTGGTTACAGATTTTCCACATACTCCACATGGTGGATTCGTCAGTCAATAAATACATATCTTGCAGAGTCAGAACCAATCATCCATATTCCAACTCATATCAGAGCAGCACAGAACAAGGTTTTGAAGGGAATGAGTCAAAATGGAGAACCATTTTCAAAAGATTTCAATAGTAGATTCTTTGCAGAGTCTAAGTCTCTTGAGTATACTCCTAAAATGGTAAACTCAATCAAAAGCGCACTACAAACCAAGAATGTGTCGTCTCTTGACAAGACTTTTGCTCACGGTCCAAACTCTAGTGATGCAGGCTCCGTGTATTCTCTCAAGGATACAATTCCAGACAAGAAAGAAACCGTTGGTCAAGTAATGGATTCAAATACTCTAGTTGGAGTCATAGCTTCTGGTCTAAAAAAACTATCAGACAAAAACAGAAATATCCTTTTACTTAGATTTAACATCATTGATGACTGTGATGTTGCTAACTCGAAAGAAGACTGACAACTACATGGACAAAGAACATACTCTGGAATTTACTATAAGCAATATAAGCGGTTCTATTGAGTTATCCGAAGCCGAGCCTCGACGTAAGTCAATACAGACTGTGGAGGATTATAGAAAAGAAAACAAGTTGTCAATTGAATTGCTTAAGGCAGCTACTAGTGGAGTACGTTCCATCCACTCTTTCCCTGACCTTTGGCCAGAACACTCAAAATTATACGATGAAGATGTAAGGTCAAAACTTGACTTCTTCCAAATCCCACCACCAATCAAGTTCCTAACGTCACTTGAAGCAGCTGCAAACGCAGATGACGCTATAACTAAGAATCGAGAAATCAACTAATGCTAGTTTCAAAAGATCAAAAGAAATATATCACAATCGATGAAGGCATGGACTATAGGCGAATTGCCAAGATTATGTCTGACAAGAACTATAAGATGAACCATGCGACAGCAAGAAACCAACTGCTATATGCCGTAGAAGAACTACTTAGCTCTGCCTCTGATGAACTTGGATTAAACCTCTCTTCCGAGCAGGTAAAAGAAATGGCAAAAAGTCAAGAAGTTCATGAAGCTTTGCAAGATGTGCTATACTTAGCATATGAGAAGAATAAAAATGACAAAGCCTGATCTACAAACAATTCTCACAAGACGCAGAAGAAGCATAGAAGACTTCTTTCGTGATGCTCAAAAACGTGGATTGTCCAAAGAACAAGTTGTGGCTGAGCTAGAACAAAACTATGGTCTATCACTAGGTTCCATGAGTATTTTAGACAAAGTATTTAAAGAAGAAATCAAAGAAGCTGGAAGTAAAAAAGTAGAAGTCAAACACAAGCATGACAAACAAGACAACAAACAAGAAGAATCTAAAACTGAATCAAAAGAAGAAGAAGATAACAAAGTAGAAGTCGAAGAAAAGGTCGAACAAGTAGAAGACACTAAAGAAGAAACCCCAGTTTCAAAAAAGAAATCAAACAAGCAGTCAAACAAAGATTCGGAATAAGCAATAACTTAGACCATAGAAGAAACCCAGGAAACCCCTGGGTTTCTTTTTATTTGGTATAAAACGGTTCCAAAATGTGATATAGTTATTTATGGAAAAAACCGTTACAATTCTACGTGGAATCTCTGGCGCAGGTAAGAGCACCTATATCAAGAAGAATCTGCCAGGCGCCGTCGTGTGTAGTGCAGACCACCACTTCATGGATGCTGATGGCAACTACAATTTTGATCCGTCTCAGCTTGGGCGCGCTCATGGTTCATGCCAGTCAAATTTCAAAAAGGCTTTGGAGCAAGGTGTTACCAGCGTTGTCGTTGACAACACAAACACCACCGTTCGAGAGATGCGTCCATACGTTCAGCTAGCAAAGCAATTTGGATATGATGTTGACATTGTTCGTTTGATTGTACCAGTCAAGGTAGCGGCAAAGCGAAATGCTCATAACGTACCACTGGTTGCTATTCAACGCATGCAGGACAGGATGCAGGATATCCCACTTGATTGGGGCGTGTTTGAACAAATTGTTGACTCAAAAGGCTAATGACGTTTTCTATCAAAACAATTGAACCAGGCGAACTCCTAAGAACTAGGATGCCAGTTCGATTTATTCAGGAGTCCACACCGAAACTAGACAAGTTGGCATATATTGCAGGGCAGATTGAGTATATATCGGCTACCGTATCGGCTACCAGTATATGGTTACCATTCCCACATGCTTCTAAATTATTATCTCCAGGGGACATAGTTCTGCTTTTAGACAAGACTACATTTACTGCAAGGGATTTCAACTTTAAAGTACATGACTATATTTTGATAAGAGTTTTGTTTGATGAGAAAGTTTACATGTTCTCTTTCTTGGTAGGTGCGCGCCGGGCTCGAACCGTAGCAGCTCCAAGGTTTGAAAATGTCTTTAGGTCGGCTTCGTAACTATGACTGATGTTCTTTCACTAAAACCTGGTGACATTTTGAAAACTAGGATGCCAATCAGACTTGTCAGAGAATCTCAAGAAATCGACAAGCAAAAATATATTTTTGGTCAGCGACGCTACCTAGAAGCTTGTATTGGTGGGTCACCAATTTGGCGAGGACCTCATGATACAAAACTTTTCTACGTAGGAGACGTTTCCATGTATCTCGACAAGACATTCTTTTCAGTACTGAACATGAACCAGGTGTTTCGTGAATATTACTTGATTAGAATATTGTATGAAGGCTGCATCTACTTTATGCCAGTTGAAAACTACAAGCATGATAAATTAAAGCTTGAAAATAGAAATATTGATTTTGTCTTAAAGTTTGAAGAATTTTTTAGAGTACTAGAGTAAATCAATGCTACTAAAGTCTATTGAACAAGGAGAGCTTCTAAGAACTAGAATGGGCGTTAGGTTCGCCGTTACAAACGGTGAACAGTCAGCCACCCGTTTCTTAAACGAGATATGCAAAGAAATAGATATCTCTACTCTCACAGTACTACAATCCAATTGGGAATCAAGACTATTGCTACCAGGAGACATTGTAATGTTTCTAGATACTGTCTATTTTAGAGCAGGTAGTCCATATTCTTTCTATGGTCGACATCGAAAAAGAGAAAAAGCAAAAGACTATGCACTTGTCAAACTTCTGTTTGAAGAAACAATAGTCTATTCGCCGTTTTTTAATCCAGATCCAAGAATCACAAATTCAAATCCAGACTTGAATGAAACGTTTGATGACTTTTTTCGCCCATTAGAAAAATGCAACAATGATATATAGACTCACAGAAACTCAACTTCAAAGAGAACACAAGCCTGGAGCTATTTTGAAGTTGACTTACTCCAAATACAGAGCCGCATCTATTCCTGAAACTACCGAAGGCTACGCTCTACAACCAATGAAAGTTTCAAGGGACTTTAGTGTTGGGTTCAATCCAAGAAACTCAATAATCATAGACGAGACTGACCGCATATTCTTACTTGACATTTTCTTTGTAAAAAATCAATTTGACCAAGTAGCAAAAATCGTAACCTTTTTGCTTGGAGATAAAACTTACTACTGTAGTATTCCATCATACACATTTACGATAGAGTTGTTTGAAGAAGTCTAAGCTCGAATAATTTAGATAACCTTGTTTGCCTTGCTATTTATCTATATGAAAGACAAACTAATCAAAATCGGGTTCAGGTATTTCTTGTGGTTTGTGAAGTTCTGGTATGGCTTGTCCATGTTTGTAACTCACACCAAGACAAAGGTAAAGTTCTACAAGTCCTACAGGGAGATTGTTGAAGCAATCGACTATGGAAGAGACTGGAGATCCGATCCACTCAAAGGTGCTCTCGATGTTGTGACACACCCAAGTCGTTTTCAGGAAAGACTCAATGCAGCAACCCCTGGTGTGAAAGACAAGATTGGCGACTGTGATGACCATGCAGCCTATTGGTGCGTTGCTTTGCTAAAGAGCGGTCTTGCTTCTAAGGCTTGGTTCTCATTTTATCAAATGAGAAACAAAACAACAGGAAAAGTTGGCGGGCACGTTGTATGTGTTTTTGAAGATTTCCAAGGAAACAGAAAATGGTGCGACTATGACATGCCAGTTACACTATATCCAGAAGATAGCAAGTGGGCGTGGGCTAGCCAAAGTGCAGCCAAGTTCAATTCTACTGTAATTGCAGCTGGCATGATTGAAGTAAAAAGAGTCTCCAGAATGGATTCAATCACTTTTGGAAAATCTTCGAATTCCACTAAATTCTGAGCTAAAACTGTGGTATAGTTGATATACCATGAATACAGCAAATACCACAGAGTCAGAAACAACAAGAACCGTAGACCGCCTCGGTAAATCCGTATACGAGGCTTTGCTAGAATGCAAAAAGCTAGACATCGACCCAAGACAAGAACTTATTGGTGACCTTGTCTGTGTAGTCTCTGATGTAAATGGTTCCTGGGGTAATGAACGGAACCATGCCTGGATGTCAGTTGAAGCAGGCACAACAACCATGCTTCTTGAAGTTTCGCCTCTGCAAACTAATCACAGCAGGGGTTCTGGTGCAAAGATTTTGCACAATGAAAAAGTAGTTGAAATCTTCGACACGGATAAGCTCTACTACCTTGAACACGGAGATTCTCTAGAGGGTTTGAGCTTCTGCTTCACCGGCAAGCTAAGACATATTCGAGACTACTACATTTCTCTAGTCAAGTTTCAAAAGGGAGACTTCAAAAAGTCCGTTTCCAAAAACGTTGACTATCTCGTTGTCGGCAAAGATGTTGGTCAAACCAAGCTACAGAAAGCCAAAAATCTAGGCGTGAAGCGTCTTTCGGAAGAAGAGTTCATCAAACTAATGCAGGAAAACAAGGCAAAAAATGCCAAAAACATTTCTGAGTAATTGGTTTAAAGCTGTAGGGTATTATGCTATAATGGGTATACCAACCAAGAGGATACCCAGTGAGCACCACTTTCGTCAAAACCCTTGAGCCCTTTGGTTCGCGTCTCCGTGCTGGAAAGTGCCCCACTTGTGGTGGCGAAGTCGGAGATTTTCGCGACGAACTATCGGCTCGTGAGTATGGTATTTCTGGTATGTGCCAGACATGCCAGGATTCTGTTTTTTGTGAAGACGAAGAGGAAGCAGACGACTGGTTCGATCCTCTTGCGTACTGAGATTATCTATGACCATGAACGTACAAAACTACCTGTTGACTCACACCTTTGAAGACCTTCGAAAGGATCACGGTGTGAAGTTTCGCCCGTCGGCTTGTGGTCGTAAGGTGTCCATGAACTATGACATGATCGAGGCTCATGACGCAAACAAGATTGCTCAGGAGTGTCGTGGTTTGGTTTTGGCTAAGGTCGACAATTCTGTGTTCAGTGGCGAAACGGAAATTGTTGGCAAGACCAAGGTTCTAGCACGTCCGTTCCATCGATTCTTCAATCTTGGGCAGGATGCTGCTGCAAAGATTGACTTCAACGATCCTGAGACTCGTTTTTACGAGAAGTTGGATGGCACCCTGTGCATCGTTTACTTCGATTTTCATCAAGACAAGTGGCATGTTGCTACTCGTGCTGTGTGCGAGGCAGACCTTCCTATTGATGGCTATGGCGAGCTGACCTTCCGTGACCTTTTCATGAAGGCTCTTGTTGAGTCGGTTCCTGCCACTCAAAGCTACACTCCTACCAAGGAGGGTTTGACCAGCCTTGATATTTGGTTCAACAAGAACCTGTCCCGGTCCAAGACCTACCTGTTTGAGCTTTGCACGGAGCAGAACATTGTTGTGGTCAAGCACAAGGGCTACAACCTATTCCTGCTTGGTGCTCGTGACACGGAAAAGGGTACCGAGTATCCTGTCGAGAAGTTTGCTTCTACGGGGATTCCTCTTGTTCCAAGCTTCAAGCTATCATCGCTTGAGGATATGATAGACTTTGTGTCTGGTCGTGACCCATCCTCGTATGAGGGTATCGTTGCATGCGACTCTAAGTTTCGTCGTGTCAAGTGCAAGAACGCTGGTTACATGGCTCTTGGTCGTGTCAAGGATTCGGCTCTCAAGAGCCCACGTGGCTTGATGCAGCTTGTCCTGATGGAGAAGTTGGATGACGTGATTCCTCTGCTTCCTGACTATGCTGTGGCTCGTGCAATGGAGCTTCAAGAGGGTTATCGTGTTCTCGTAAAGAACTATGACGAACTCTACAAGAAGTGCTTTGACCAGGCTGACGCTGAGTCTCCTATCTTCAACCCAAATTCTAAGGCGCTTATCAAGCAGCACCAAAAGTCCTTTGCTCTTGCAGTTCAGGAGCACGATGGTTGGATGGCTGCTATGATGCAACAGTACAATGGCAAGTGTGACGGCTTGCATGAATATGTTGTTTCACGACGAGGCATTGATGGCTCTTGGGCGAACAGCTTCCTTGACACGGTTATGGACCTAGTCAAGGTGTAATAGCACATTCAAAATGAATGATTCTCGAAATCGACATGTTATATCTAAAACATGTGCCCTAAAAAAGGTTCACAAACTTGAACCTGGTGATCTTCTTGAGTACACAGACCACGGCTCAGATTTACGAATTGTTCTTTATTTCTATGAACCCAAAAATCCAACGAAATGTATACTGAAAACATTGACAAGTTCGATTATCTTGTTGTGGGTTGGAACTCGTCTGTATGAAGATACAGTTGACTACCAAACAAAACGTGAATCCACATTTAGTGAATTCTTGTTCGAAGAACGAACAATATGGGTATTGGAAAGTAAATTAGACGCAGCAAGAAGCTACAGAAAGTTATAAAATGTCAAACTCAATTATTTCAATTATTACTAAGCTTCAGTCATCACCGGGTGCTCTCTTCACAAAAGAAGATGTTGATGCAATCGTAAACTGTATAAAGCAGTTTAATGAAGAAGGGAAGTTTCAAAGTCAAGCTCAGCTGTGGGCTACAATTCAAGACACTCCGAATTTGATATTTGCGGTTCACCCTCACATAAAACACATCATTCTAGAAAATGCAACAAATGGGAACTACTCGTTTCTTATGCATCCACATAAGGATGACCCTATTCCTGAAAACGAACTAGAGTTTGTTACGGAACTAAGGGATCTGTACAAGTCTAGACCCGCCTAACGGTGCCTTTCTAAGAAAGACTAGAAATGACTAACGACGAAATTTGTGATTTTATCATTCCGATAATGACAAAGGTGAAAGCTGGGATAAGTTTCACTCCAACGGAAGACGAGTGTGAAAAAATCACACAGTGCTTCAATGGCTTCTATGAAGCAAATCACTGCCAAAGTGCCGTGACGTTGTTCTCTCAAATGCATGTAGACCCAGTTTTGCTACGCGCACTATATGAGCACCAGCCAAAACATGGGCTTCGAATCAAACAAATTGTTCTGCACCTTGGTACAAAAAGTTCTGTTGAAGCCCTGGCGTTCTTGGGTGTGGATGTAGATAAGCGAGTGTTTCCAGAAGCTGAGTCAAAGTTCCTAACAGCACTTCATGGCATTCCAAAGAAGACTGGTGACTAATCACCACAATCCAGTTCCAGATGACTATCTTGGACCACACTTTCAACCTGTAAGTCCTGTAAGCTTTCACTGCCCTAGTAAGTTCTTGAGAAAACTCAAGGCATGTTACCAGGTTGGAGACTTGCTTAGAAATGACAGACCAATAGACCTGCATCCAACTGGTGCAAAGAGACCATACAAGAATTCCCCAAGAGAATGGGAAGTCTGGAAACTTCCAACAGATTCTGTTGTTATGTTTCTTGGTGACCAAGTTTTTGAAAAGGTCACTAACCTTGGTCCAGCAGGCACACACTGGTTTGTAGTTAGTGTCTTTTTACACGACGGAAAAACCTTGGCATCACATGATATTCTATTTGAAAGAAACTCACTATATTCAGTGAGAGAGATGCTCTCAATTGTTTTCAAAGAAATCGAGTGAGTAATGCCTAAGAAGAAAAATCACGAACCAATTCATCTAAAGATTGACCCCAAACTTGATGGCGAACTAAACAAGCGTTGGGGTTTTGCTTTACGTACAACGGATGGTGGACGATGGTGGACATGTTCTAACGATCCACAATATGACTCTGTGTGTGGTGTTGGTCGTCCAAAACATATGGTGAGTAGAGAACAGCTTGAACTTGTGACTTGCAATCGATGTAAAAAATATATTGCAGTTTATGTCAAGTAGTACTATCCACAGAAAATTTTTGATACAATACTCTGGGAATGGACAAGAAACCAACAATTGAAATCGTATCAAAAGCAAAAAAGATTCTGATTGAAGCTTCCAAGGATCTGAAGAAGTACGTGCTAGACAAAGCAGCCAAAGAACTTCACCAGGAATTTCAGTCAATAAACAAGCAAGAGGCATATAAAGAAGCCCCACAACTAGGAGTAATAGCAGCTTCTGGCGATGGGGTAAAGCCGTTTAAATACATCGAAGACCTGAGCGCAGTAGGGGTCTTCGAACCAAAGACTTTAGTTCCAATTGGACCTTCCATAAAAACCTGGGCTTCAATGAACAAGAAGGGACCACTAAGTCTAGCTATCAAAGAGAAAGTAGCATCTTTCAATGGAATGGAGGACGTGTATATTCAGGTTGATGCCGTGACTTCAGCACAAAAGCTAAAGAATACTGTGATGCTTAAAAAGCATGTAAACGACATTGGGATGGCGGAAGTCAATAAGATGGCAGAAGGCATTGTCAAAGAAACCTTAAGAAAGACTCAAGCTCAAAAGACGTTCAATGATCTGACCATGGCAATCGGAATGCCAGACGATGAAAGAAAAAAGTGGAGAAAAGCCTACGACATGCAAGCAGCCGAGAAAAACAAGACTGCTGACCCTGTAGTAAAGCAGAAGATTGAAGAGAAGTTTCATGATGACATGCAAATTGCAGTAGTCAAAAGTCTTATCGAAAAACGCCTGAAGAAAATCTTCAGCTTCAAGTAAAAGAAAAGGACCCTTTCGGGTCCTTTTTAGTTTCAATCCTTGCCTTCATCCAAGCCAAGTCTTTTTTGTTCTTCGTAGTCTAGACGGGCATTTCTTTCTGCATCAGACTCACGACCACCTCTACGTCTACGTGGGAATTCATCATCTCCCCCGCGTTCGTCATCAAAGTAATCCTCATCGCTACCCCATGAACCATCAGTGTTCCACTGTTCATCAAGCTGCTCTCTTACGATTTTGCGAATATGTTCTTTTAATTGTGTCTTGGTGATTTTCATACAATGCTCCCTGGTTGACCGCCACCATTTCCAGAGGTTCCCTTGGCTACATCATCTACTCTTGGGAATGGGCTAAGACCATCTACAGCAGCCTTTACAGCTCTCACGATGTCATCCTTCATGGTTTCAACAACATCATTGAACTTCTGTCTGATAGTTGGGTGAAGGTCGTCTGGGTTTACAAGACCAAGAGTCTTGATGATTTCTTGTTCAAAGTCAAGTGACGCCTGTTGTGCAGAGATGATGACTTGACGACCTGCCATGTAGTCGCTTGATTCCATAAGGTGTCTTTTGACCTTTGGATTATTTCTGAGCTGTTCTCTTACAAGCTCTCTTAGTTCTTTTTCTGTAATCTTCATAGAGTTGATCCCTTGCTTATAGTGTAAATAGTTGCCGAATGGTGAAAAGCAGTTGTTATTTCGACAAAGCTTCTTCTGGTTCGTCTGTGAGCTCTTTAGTTCTGTTGTAGAACACTACATCAGACTCTTCGTTGTCTTCTTCAGCATCATAACTAATTCCAAATGCCTGGTCTCTCTTTTCAGATGACCGAAATATTTGTTCGGAATTCAAGTGTTCTCTAACGAGTTTCCTAATTTCTTCTTTGAGTTGTTCTCTTGTAATTTTCATATATCAAAATCCTGTCAAAAACATTTGAAGGCGTTTTGCCACATCTTGTAGAATTGGGTCTTCTTCTTGCTTCAGAAGTTCTAGTACTTGTCCAGCTTCTCCAAAGGAATCGAAGTACTTCTGTACAGATGACTTAGCTACATTTAGTAGCGTCTGAACGTCTTGAGTTTGTTCAAGTGCAGCTTTGACGTCATCCACAACTCCTTGGTTTGGTTCGTCTGGGATTGCGTCTTCTTCTGGTGCGGGTTCTGAGTCGTCAGAAGATTCTTCATCTCCACCAAGACCTCCGTCATCTCCACCAAGGTCGCCTACTCCTCCTCCACCGCCACCGAAGCCACCCATTCCTCCACCACCACCGAAGTCCATGTCGCCGCCGAAGTCGTCTCCACCCTCAAGGTCGTCCCCTAGTTCACCATCAGCTCCACCGAGTTCACCGCCGTCTTCTCCTAGTTCACTATCTCCACCCAGGTCATCACCGCCTTCAGCAGTTGGGTCATCTAGTTCGTCGCCGCCCAAGTCAAGGTCATCTCCACCAAGGTCAGCTCCAGAGTCACCACCAAGGTCAAGTTCTTCTTCTTGCTCTCTAAGGATTTTTTTGACGTGCTCCGTAATTAGGACTCGTAAAAGTTTGTGTGCATAAGCCATAGTTTGATTTACCTACAATAATTAGGTCTATAGCATAGAAAAGGAAATGACTTATGTCAATTGGAGATAAATACGATTCAACAGGAGCAACTTGTAGATGTACAAGCAAAGTATACCGTCTGGATAACAACGACCCATATGCACCAATGAACACCGAGTGTGCATGCACTAGGTCTTTTAAGACATTCCCAGACTTGAATGCAACAGACCAACTAGTGCAAGACATTGAAGCACTCAAAAAGTCCGTTGAAGAACTAAAAGGCGAAATAGACCAAATGAAAAA